ATCCGTCCAACGGTTTCAGCATTTGGAACACGCGCAATGCCACAGGGTTCAGGAATTTCATTCACACGCCCAAGCATCACGACACCAACCGCGGCTGGTAAGCAAACCACACAGGGAACAGCAGTTACCTCGCAGACAATGGTGCTTGCCGCAAACACGGTGACCCGTCAAACCGTTGCTGGTTCAATTCAAATTGCACAACAAACGATGGACTTCACAGACCCCGCCGCAATGAATGTCATCCTCACAGACCTCGCAGGACAATATCTAAAACAAACGAATGACATCGCAGTTGATTACCTTGTCTCGCAGAAGCAAGCATCGGGTTACACCTGGACTGTTACAGCAGGCGATGTGTCTTCACTCATCACTGGCATTTATGGTGCAGCAGAAAACATTTCAGCAACCACCAACCTGTTCCCAACTCATCTTGTTGTTTCAGTTGATGTTTGGAAAAAATTGGGCAGTCAAGTTGACGATGTAAATCGTCCAGTATTTCCAGCAATTGGCGCACCTGGCCTTGTAGGTCAGAACACGCTTGGTGCAGGTTCAGCCGCCTCATGGTCGGGAATGAACCCACTTGGTTTGGAAATTGTGGTTGACGGAAACGCGGCCGCTGGCACAATGCTTGTGGTTCACGCCCCAGCCGTAGAATTCTACGAAGCACAGCAAGGAATGCGTTCAGTGGAAGTGCCTGACCTTTTGGCCCGCACCTTCTCTTACTACGGATACTTTGCAACCTTCGTTCAGGATGCACAAAACCCATCGGCAGTTGCAGGAAGCCAGTTCGTCCAAGCAATCACAGTTGCTTAGTTGAAAGGCGGCTTAACCGCCCATGGCTACTTACACAGTCACTCACAAACAGTTACTTGACAATTACGCCGTACTGCAATTACTGACCCCATCGGAAATTGCAGTCGGCCAGTCAATAACTGTTAGCGGAATTTCCGCGCCCTTCTCGGGAACTTTCACCGTTGTTGCACTGCCTGAATATCTGTATGTAGGCACTGACAGTGAAGGAGATTTAGATTTTGACCCGTTCACGCCAATACCAAACCAGGTGTTATACGCGTGTACTGGTTCAAATGTTGACCGTGGCGCATCTAGCGGAAGCGTTGCATATGCGCCTGTATGTACTTGGATTACAGCCAACGACATTTCAGACTGGTTATATGTGGCGACCGCTACGGCGGCTGACCAAGCCTTTTTGACTATTTGCGCGGCCGCTAGCAACCAGTTCGCATATCGCAGGCGTCAAGAGTCGGGCTATTTTGATTCACTGACGACTGTTCCATCACAAGATGTAAAACTGGGAACAATCATGTATGGCGGCGCGCTTTACCGTCAACGCGGCTCAGTAGATGCATTTTCAAACTTTGCAGATATGGGAAGCCAACCACCTGTGGCACTTTCAGGGATGGTTATGCAGTTACTTGGCATTCAGCGTCCACAGGTTGCATAAATGCCAACCGCTTACACCGACTTATTAAACAAAGCGTTAGACAATTTGGCAACGGCGTTAACCGCTATTACCCCTGCAATCCCTGTGGTAACTGACCCTAGAAACATTCAGGGCGCATGCGCGTTTATTAATGCCCCAACATTCAGCACCCCGCTAATGAAAAACAAGCGCATCCAATTGACTTTCCCAGTGCAACTCATAGTTTCTGGGCCTTTTAACCTGGATGCTCAGCGCAAATTATTGAACATGACCGCACAATTATTAGGCGCAAATGTGGCCATTACAGAAGGCCGCCCAACATCCATAGAGATTGGCGGCGCGCTGTACCCTTGTTATGAAGTCATTGTCAACATGGAAGCGAGCAGTTTGTGAAATATATAATTCAGTCCGAACGCCTGGGCAAAATCGGTGACGCTTTTCAAGTCACCGAAGGTGTCAACATTCAAGCCCTGATTGATGGCGGTTTTATTGCCGCTGAAGAATCCACCGATAGTGTCAAAAAAACATCTACTATAAAGAAAACACCTAAGGAGTAACCCAAATGGCAACAACAACTTTTCTTTCAAACATCACCACATTGACCGTTAACTCAGTTGATTTGAGTGACCAGTGCACCGCCATCGTGTTCACGAACATGCGCGAGCAACTTGACAAATCCACTCTGAAAGACACTTCCCGTTTGTACACGGGCGGCCTTTTCAACAACGAATGCACCATGACCTTGTTCCAGTCATACGCCGCAAGCGAAACCTATGCAACACTTGCAGCACTTGTAGGAACAGCAACCACAGTTGTTGCAACCGTTACTGAAGGTGCAGTTACGAAGACCTTTACCCTGGCCAATTGTTACCTAGAGTCCATGCCTGTCGTAAACGGGGCTTTGGGAGAATTAAGCACAGTGGACTTGAGTTTCACGGGCGGAACTTTTACCGCTAGTTAATCACGGCCTAACGGCCCGACACGAAAGGCAAGTTAATGAAACTAGTAATGAAAATAACGCCATCCCCTGGCGATGAACCAATCACGGTAACAACAAATTTGTTGTGCATCGCCGAATGGGAAAAACAAGAAAACCGCAAAGTTTCAGACGGCCGCGGAATCGGCATCATGGACATGGTTTTTTGGGCACACTTTATGCTGAAGCGAACCAATTACAAACTGGAAGCAACACCAATGCTGTGGTTAGAAGCGCACCCTGACATGGAAATTGAATCTTTGGATATGACAAACCCAAACCCTACGGGCGGGGCACTTACCGAAAACAACTAGCACAATTGTTAGTTTCAGTAGGGTGGTGGCCACCGCACATAGAATTTGACACGCGCGACCTGCAAACAGTTATTAGTGTTCTAAATGAACAAAGTAAGGAAAGCGGGCGTAGATGAGTGGCGCGAATGTCAAACTTAAGGTTTATGGCGTTAAAGACGCGTTAAAAGAAATAAACAAGATAAACCCTAAATTGCGCCGCCAGTACACCAAGCGTTATAAAGACATTGTAAAACCAATGGTGGATGACGCTAGGTCTAGATTTCCTGAAGCACCCCCATTGTCGGGTTGGGCGCGCCCATATAAAAAACTTGGTGGCTGGGATGGCGGCCTAGTTGAAAAAGGCGTTGTTGCCAAAATCAATACCCGTAAAGCCCGAAAACGGAACATTGCTAGCGGCGCAACCTATGAAACAGTTGGCGTTTTTATTATCCAACAAAAAACAGGTTGGGGTTCACTGTTTGATATGGCAGGCAAAAAAAACAGTGATGGCCAAATGGTTCAAAACCTTTTAGGCAAAGGTTACGGCGGCGCATCACGCGCAATGTGGCCTGCATACGAAGCCAATGCTTCCAAGGTGGAAGACAATGTGCGAGGATTAGTAAAAGATGTTATGGCGGATGTTCAAAGAAATGTGGTAGACGGTGGCAATTAACATTGCGATTCTTTCGGAATTTAACCCCGCTGGGGTTAAAGCCGCAATGGCCGAATTTCAGGCTCTTACCAAGGCAACGGATAAAGCGCAATTTGCTTTACGAAAAATGGCCGTACCTGCCGCCGCGGTATTCAGCGCAATCACTATTGGCGCATACAAGGCCGCACAATCTGCAAGTGATTTAAACGAAACCATTAACAAAACCAATGTTATTTTTGGAACAGCCTCAAAAGAGGTTCAAGCATTTGCCAAAGAATCTGCCAAATCGTTGGGTATTGCTAACCAGGAAGCCTTAGATTTTGCGGCAACTTTTGGCGGGCTTGGCAAAATGGCGGGACAAACTGGAGAAGACCTAGGCAAATTTTCAACAGATTTGGTTACTTTGACCGCCGACATGGCATCATTTAACAACGCCAACCCAGCAGAAGTTGCATTAGCCCTGGGTGCGGCATTGCGCGGCGAAAGCGAACCAATCCGAAAATACAATGTTTTAATTAATGACGCGGCAGTTAAAGCCGAAGCGATGGCAATGGGCCTTTACAAAGGCACAGGGACACTTGACCAACAGGCCAAAGTACTGGCCACCCATAGTTTGATTATGAAGCAAACTACAGACCAACAGGGCGACTTTAACAACACGATTGATTCAGCGGCCAACCAACAAAAGATTTTAACCGCAACCCTAAAAAACACGGTTACACAAATTGGCCAAGGTTTCTTGCCAGTGCTTGAAACCATCCTGCCATTAATTGTAGATTTTGCAACTTTTGTAGAAAATAACACTGGGTTTGTTGTTGGAATGACTGTTGCTTTAGGCGCGTTGTCGGGTGCAATTATTACCGCCAATGTGGCAATGGCCGCATGGAAGGCAATAAGCATTATTACGATGGGCGTGAACTGGGCGTTGGCGGCCTCATTCACCGCAGTACAAATTGCAACTGGCGTAGGCATCGCCGTAGTTATTGCAGGTATCGCCGCATTTGCTTTATACAACCGCCAAATGAACAACATGAAAGCGGGCTTAGGTGCTTACTCAGAGGCTCAAAAATACAGCAACAGCCAAATGGCCCGCATGTCTGATGCAGGAAAATTAGCAACAACCGCTGTAGAAGATTTTACACCAAAGGTTGGTGGTGCTACACAAAAGGTAGAAAGTTTCGCTAAAGCCGTAAAAGAAAAAATGGGCGAAGCCTTAGACAAAGCCAAAGAAGATTTGCAGAAAGCAAAAGACGAATTTGCTTCCTTTGCCAAAAGCGTTTCCGACAGTGTTAAGCAAGCATTTAATTTTTCTGATGCACAGGATGCAGGAAAAGAAACAGGTGGCGGGTTTTTAGATGGTTTGCGAAGCCAAGTTTCTGGCATTGTTGACTATGCAAAAAAGATTCAAGATTTGTTAGACAGAAACTTAAGCAAAGATGCATTGGCTAAAGTGCTGGAATCGGGTGCAATAGCAGGCGGCGCTATCGCTGACCAACTCATTGCAGGCGGTCAAACCGCTATTGACGAAACAAACGCTTTAGTTGATTCAGCCAATTCGGCAGCCGAAAAGGTTGGATTAAATGCGGCAGGAAAATGGTATCAGGGTGGCATTGATGTAGCGCAAAAAATGGTTGACGGAATACAAAGCGCGCTTGACAAAATGACCCCAAAACTAATGGAAAAAATGGATGCCATTGCGGCAAAAATGAAACGAACAGTGGATGTTTCTATCAGAGTTACCGAAACTGTTAGCCGTATTGTTTCAACCATTTCGGCAGGTGGAATACCAAAAATGGCAGAGGGCGGCATCGTCAGTCGTCCAACATTGGCTTTAATTGGCGAGGCTGGGCCAGAGGCCGTAGTCCCCCTCTCAAAAATGGGTAACGGCGGCGGCGATGTCAACATTAATGTTACTGGCGGACTGGCAACTAGTGCGGAGATTGGTCAATCAGTTGTAAACGCGTTGCGCGCTTATTCGCGGAGTGCAGGGCCGCTTGCCCTGAACATTGCCTGATGGCTGGGTTTCCAGTTGTCAACGCGGGCAATTATGACCTGCAAATTGACACAGGTTTTGTAGTTGACGCATTTACTCTAGATGACGCGGTAAAAGGTTTATTAGATGACCCATTTTATGTTTTAGATGGAACAACACAGTTTGCGTCTGTGCTTGAATCAACTCAATCAATAATGGTTAAGCGCGGCCGCCGCGACATTGGTGACACATTTAGCGCGGGAACAATGTCGTTTGAAATTTTGGATGTTAGTGGGATTTTTAATCCGTTTGATGAAAACAGTCCGTTTTGGGATACAAACGAAAGCATCCCTGGGCTTGCCCCAATGCGTGAAGTTCAATTAATTCGTTACGACAACGCTGATAATCCTGAATACATCTTTCGTGGTTTTGTCATTAATTATGACTATAATTTTGCGCTTGGCGGTTTAGATAGCGTCACTGTGTTTTGTGCTGACCAGTTCTATTTGTTGTCACAAACCTATTTAGACGAATTTAACCCATCGGCTGAATTATCGGGTGCGCGACTTAATACGGTTTTAAGCCTACCTGAAGTAGATTTTCCTACAGGCGCAAGCCGTGACATTGCTACAGGGACAGTACAACTTGGCCATGACGCCGCATACACCGTTAACGCTGGAACAAATGTTTTAAGTTATGTTTCACAAATAAACGACACGGCAGAATTTGGGCGCGTGTTTATGTCTCGTGAAGGCGTATTCACTTTTCAAAACCGAATTGGGCCAACCCTGTCAGCACCCGTAGCAGATTTTCACGATGATGGAACACAAATTCCCTATTTTGGCCTGGGCATATCGTTTGAAGCGGACGCAGTAATCAACCGAAGCGTTGTAACAGCGCTAGACGGAAAAACTTCAATTGCCGAAAACACAACTTCAATAGCCACCTATTTCATTCAAACTTCAAGCATCACAAATAGTTTGTTACACGAACAAACATCCATTGACACGGCCGCTAGTTACCTTTTGAACCCTGACCCTGAAGCCCGATTTACTTCAGTTGAAACCGCGTTTATGGCATTGACCACCGTCCAGCGCGACACCGTGGCCATTATTGACATTGGGCAAACAATAACCATTGAAAAAACTTTTCCTAGCGGCGCGGGGACAACCCAACTTGCCCAGGAATTATCTGTGGAAGGCATTGAACATTATTTGGACATAAGTGCGGGCCATCGGGTTTTAATTAGTACAGCCCCAACTACTGTGGTTTATGAACTAATTTTGGATGACCCTATCTATGGCACACTTGATGCCCTGAATGCTTTAGGATAAAGACATGGCAGTACGCGAAACATTTACCACAGGCCAAATTTTGACGGCCGCCGAATGCACCAATTTAGCAATTGCAATGGTTGCGTTAAATGCGCAAACGGGCACAAGTTACACAACAGTTTTAGGTGATGACGGCAAACTAATTACGCTTGACAATGCTTCAGCAATTACTTTGACTATTCCACCTAACGGAACAGTTGCTTACGGAATCGGCACACAAATTAACCTTATGCAACTAGGCGCAGGTCAAGTAACAATTACCGCTGGCGCAGGTGTAACACTGCGAAGCGCGGGAACAAAACTAAAAACTGGCGCACAATACGCTGTGGCAACCTGTTGCAAAATTGCATCTGATACCTGGGTTGTTATAGGCAACTTGGTGGCATAACGCCATGCAACTTTTGGCTGGCGTTGGCGCGCCTGTTTTAGATAGCGTTGAATATCTTGTCGTTGCTGGCGGCGGTGGCGGTGCAGGAACGGCAAGCACAAACCTAAGCGGTGGTGGTGGTGGTGCAGGCGGTTTTCGTACAAGCACCGTTGCAGTTTCTTTAGGCGTTTCTTACACCGTTACGGTGGGTGCTGGTGGTGCTGGATTAGGCGCTGTTAATAGCGGAACTGGTACAGCGGGTTCTAATTCTGTTTTTTCAACTATCACTTCAACGGGTGGCGGTGGTGGTGGTTCATATCAAACAAGTGGCGCTAACGGCGGTTCAGGCGGTGGTGGTGGCAGTAGTTCGCCATCGGTAGGCGGTACAGCATCACCAAGCGGCCAAGGTAACAACGGTGGCAACGGTGGCGGGACAGTTAGCGGCCTATTTGTCGGTGGTGGTGGTGGCGGTGCAAGCGCGGTAGGTGGAAACGGAAATACCACAACAGGAACAGGCGGTGCAGGCGGAGCAGGAACGGCTTCCAGCATTAGCGGCGCGTCAGTCACATACGCAGGCGGCGGCGGCGGTGGTGGTCAAACCGTAGGCCCAGGCGGTTCAGGTGGTGGCGGTGCAGGTGGAGAAGGCTTTACACCTGACACAGCGGCCACGGCAGGAACAATAAACACAGGCGGCGGCGGTGGCGGTTGGGCAACATTTAACAGCGGTGGTGCGGGCGCGGCTGGCGGTTCAGGAATTGTAATTATCCGATACTCAGACCAATTTCCTGCCGCAACCTCAACAACAGGTTCACCAACTATTACCGTTGCTGGCGGTTATCGCGTGTACAAATGGACGGGTTCAGGAAGCGTAACTTTCTAATGGCTTATTTTGCAGACATAGACGAAACAAACACCGTTTTACAAGTAATAGCGGTCAGCAACGAAACGCTTGACTATTTACCGTTTCCTGAAAGCGAACCAATTGGCCAAGAATTTATTGCATCACTGGGCATTGCTGGGAATTGGTTGCAAACTTCATATAACGCAAACTTTCGCGGAATTTATGCGGGCATCGGTTTTATGTTTGACGCAACACTTGGCGAATACGGCGAATTTTATGACCCTAACTATGTGCCACCCGAACCAATAGACCCTTTTGCATGACATGGAAACTGAAATTGTGGTTTCTCTTGTCGGTGGTGGCTTCCTTGTATTGGTGGCGCTTATTGGCAAAATCGGCAGCGACAACAAAAAAGACCACGGCCAAGTACACCAAACCCTGGGCAGAATAGAACAAAAAATAGACACACATTTGGAGAACCACAAATGAGAGAACAAGATAAAGCAATGCTGGCAAGTTACGCCCGTTCATTAGTTGGCGCACTTGTAGCCGTTTATTCAACAGGAACAACCGACCCGCGTGACTATGCAAAAGGTGCAATAGCGGCAATCATTCCACCTGTGATGCGTTG